TTGTCACATTAAAATATTATCCAATGGCTTCTTTGGATGTAATTGATGTTGGTGGTATAAAAGGAAATAATGCGGTTGTGACCGCAACTGCTGGTATAGCAAATGGAATTGCCACAACAGTTGAAGTGATTGATAGTGGATATGGGTATGAGAGAGGGGAATATTTAACATTACAAAAAGATGGTTCTAGTTTTAGTATTACTGGTAGAGCAATATTATTAAAACAAGGAAAGAAAAGCGGCTATTGGAAATCAACCAGAAGTTTTCTTTCCTCCGATAAAAAATTGCAAGATAGTAGATATTATCAAGAATATTCATACGAAATACAAAGTGACATAAATTATGAGAGATATAATAATATTGTCAGACGATTGGTGCATCCTGTTGGAACAGAGATGTTTGGTAAATTTCTGCTTACATCAAATAGATTAGATGATGATAGTAATTTAGTAAAATCTGAATTGCGCATACCCGGACAAGGAACAATCACTGTTAATACAACTTCAAGTAACGTAACCGGAACCAATACAATTTTTTCAACATTTTTCTCCAATGGAGATATTTTGTTTATTAATGGTGATGAACGAACTGTAAATAGTATTTCCAATAACACATTATTAATTATAGATTCTCCATTTGGAAATTCATATATTTCTAATACATACAGTAAAATCATAATTTAATTAGGAATTTTTAATGGCGGGTAAATTAACAAAAAAACATTCTATTAATAATGCTAGAGAATTTGTGGATTCTGTCTTATCCACAAATACTAATTATTATATGTTTGCGTCGCATCATCAACCATGGTCCGATGAATCGTCCGCTCCTACAACTAATACCAGTATTGATTCAACGGAACATTCCATCTACAATCACATTTTGTTTGGAAAAAATGTCACAATAAATGATGTGAAATACATGGTTCCTCGATATAATTGGACATCCGGAACTGTTTACGCCACCTACGATAAAGATAATTCTAATTTATATAGTAACAATTTTTTTGTTGTCACGCCGGAACAACATGTGTATAAAGTATTAAACAATAATAAAAATTCAACATCAACCATCAAACCATTGATAGTTAGTAATTCTATTTTCAGAACTAGTGATAATTATGTTTGGAAATACATGTACACTATTGATGACACCACAATGAGAAAATTCGCCACGCGAGAATATATTCCAATTGTTGCAAATACAACGGTTCAACAATCTGCCAATCCGGGCGGTATTGATATAATTAAAATTGTATCCGGTGGTTCCTTGTGGTCCACTTATCAAACAGGGTTTATACAGTCTGTTACTTCTGCTAATGAACTTATTATAGATTCCGCTAATTCTTCTTCTAATTCTAATTATTACACAGGTTCTTCAATATATCTTAAAAGTGGTTTAGGTTCTGGTCAAATTTCAAAAATTACTAGTTACAATGCCACAACAAAAGCAATTCAATTAGAAGATTCTTTAGATATTTCATTTAATTTAGAATTAAGCAATACAAGTGGAACATTCCTAGTTGGTGATATTGTAACAGAAGAAACTTATTTTTTGAATATCAGCTTCATAACAGGAACCTTTGATATTGGTGATACCATAACACAAAGTTCAACCGGTGCAACTGGTGAAATTATACGAACAACTCTTGATAAAAATAATTTCACAGTAAAGAAAATTTCTGGAAATTTCACAGCGAATTATGCCATAACTTCCGGCGATTCTCCCGTTCTTGGAACTGGAACTGTGACAGCGAATACTTCATCTAATACTATAGTTGGAACCGGAACAAATTTTACCACATTTTTCCCCACTGCAACATTACCTCATTACATTCAAATTGGTGATTATTTTAGGCGCGTCACATCAATAACAAATAGTACAAGTTTGACAATTGATGGTTCCGGTTTTAATGGAAATTACACCGCTAATGTGTTTTATAAAGTTCCGTCTGCTGCGTATGTAACATACAGTTCAAATAATAATGCTAGTGGAACAATTCTGTTTTCTGATTTAAATAGTGTTAAATTAGATTTGGCTAATATAAATAGAAAATTTTTTATAGGTGAAGTTGTATCACAGCCTGGATCGTCTAGCAATGGTTCGGTTGTGTATGTTTCAAATACATATGTTATAGTTTCTGATGTTCAAGGACCCGGATTTCAAGCTTCCAATTCCACAACCACATTTACTATTTCTGGTTATACATCAAATGCAACTGCAAATGTTTCTGTTGTTGTATCGCGTCCATCCATTACTCTCAATGAAACTAGTGGAAGATTTGTGGTTGGTGATTACATAACCACTACAACAGGAAGCAGCGCCAAAATTAAATCAGTATCTTCTCTTCCTAATGATGATACAGAATATGTAATTGCTCCAACTATTACGATAACTGGCGACGGGTATAATGCAAAAGCATATCCTGTTATCAATACATCTAATTATAGTATTGAGACTGTTAATATAATAAATCCTGGCACTGGTTATACACAGGCGAACGTCACAGTAACAGCCAATTCGACATATGGTAATGGCGCCACACTGAGAGCGTCCATTGGACCCGTGAGAGGTCACGGGCATGATCCTGTTGATGAACTTGGTGGAAATTATGTTATGATTGTGTCTGATTTTGGAAAAGCATCAGATGAATCATATGATTTTCCATCATACGGAACATATAGAACAGTTGGATTAATACGCAATCCGTTATTTAATGACGTAACTATAACAACACCGACCGCTAATGGTAATTTTAAAAGAGGATTGTTGACTGTAAATAATATATCGGGAAGTTTCACTAATGGAGAAATAGTATATCAGCAAAATACAAATTCAACTGCTGTAATTTTAGTGGTGACAACAAACGGTTCCAATGCTTCAATATATTTGGATGATATTAAGGGAAGTTTTATAGCGAACACTGCCAGTGACAATATTAAAGGATTGCAATCAACCGCAACAGCAAATGTAAGATTATCTAATACTTTTACATTTAGTAAAAATCCCGGAACACAAATAATTCAACAACAAAATACTGGTGCTAAGGGTATTCTAGTTGCAGTTAGTTCAAACGCTGTCAATATAACAAATGCATCGGGCACATTCGCTGTTGGACAAATTATATACGATTCCTCGACAAATACTTATTCAAACGCAGCATCCTTTAGTTTAGCATCTAACACAAAACCAACTACATTTTCGCGTTTCAATCAACTTGCCCGTGTTACTCTTTCATCAAATACAATATCGTTCACTAATAATGAGGTTGTTGAATTTAAGGCAAATATAACAAATACTAAATTAGGTGATGCGGTAATTTTTTCCACGACAGATGAAATTGATCTTCGTATAAGTGGCAACGCAATTCCATTTACGCAAAATGAAAAAATTACACAAACAACAAGTGGTGCAACCGGAATTATGCGTTATTCAAATTCTGTTCACATGAAACTTACAAGTGTTGTTGGAACTTTTTCAAATCAAGCAGGTTATTCCATAACAGGTGAAAGTTCTAGTGCAAGTGCTAATGTTAATTTAGTTCTTCCTGTATTGATGCTTTCTGATTATGACGGAACATGGGCTGAAAGTAATACAAATTACATATACGGAATTAATTCTACTGCTAACGGTTATATTGCATACAGCAATACTATTATAAAACCAGAATTAGTTAGAGAAAGCGGGGATGTATTATATATAGAAAATAGAGAATATATTACACGATCCGCGAATACAAGCGAAACAGTTAGATTACTAATTAAGTTTTAAGGATTATAAATGCCATTACAAACAGATTTAAATAGAGTTCCATATTATGATGATTATGATCCAGATAAAAAATTCCACAGAATTTTATTTCGTCCGGGAACTGCTGTTCAGGCTAGAGAATTAACACAAGTTCAATCAATCTTTCAAAATCAAATTGAAAGTTTTGGTAAGCACATATTTACCGATGGTAGTATTGTTGATGGATGTGATATTTCTTTTGACAGAAATATGAATTATGTTAAGGTAACTGACAATTATACTAACGGATCGGCTATTTCTGTATCTGATTTGGAAGGTAAATTTTTAGTAGCAAATAGTACACTGAAAGCTTATGTTTTTTCTGTTACAGATGGTTCGGAGGGAACACCACCAGACTTAAAAACCGCATATATTAAATATATTAATAGTGGAATATATTCAAATGGCGCACAACAATCTGTATTTGACGCAGATGAAATTTTGAATGTTTACACCACTGCAAATGTAAATTTTGGTATTATAAATGTTGCAAACAGCACTTCTTCTGCAACCGGAAATAGTTTCTCTGCTTCTGTTACATCCGGCGTTGTTTTTCATCGTGGTGTTTTTATTGGAGTGGATTCACAAAAATTAATAGTTTCAAAATATAATAATTCACCACACAAAGTTACTGTTGGTTTCACCACAGTTGAAGAAATTATAACTCCGGAAATTGACACTTCCCTACTGGATAATTCCCAAGGGTCTTTTAACTACAACGCTCCTGGCGCACATAGATTAAAATTAACTCCCACGTTGGTTGTTAAAGAAACTTCAAATGTAGATTCAACAGATACTTCCGATTTCTTCTCCGTTGCAGATTTTCAATACGGTAATGCAACCCGCACATACATCGATCCACAATATGCTTCTCTTGGTGTTGAAATGGCACGTAGAACATATGAAGAAAGCGGTAATTACGTTGTAAATCCATTTCCTGTAAGCACAGAGGTTATTTCCAGTAATACATCACACTTCAATACAATAGTTGACAAAGGTATTGGTTATGTGCATGGTTACAGAATTGAATACGAAGATAAAGTATTCATTCCAACAAGGAAGGGTAATGATACTGAAATAGTTCAAGATGTTACCATAACTGGAAATTTCGGTAATTACGTATTTGTCAATGAATTGGCCGGGTCTTTTGATTTTAATAATTTAGGATCAGTTAGTTTACGTAATACTGTTGCAAATGCTGTATCAACAGGAACATTAACATCTGGTGCTGCACCGGGTTCTGAAATAGGCACTGCAAATATAAGAACTATTGTTTATTACAGTGGAACGCCTGGGTTGGGTAGTGCGCAGTATAAATTATACTTGTCAAATATTAAAATGAATAGTGGGCAAACATTTAAAAATGTTCGTTCTATCTATGGTATTTCTGGTGGTAATAAAGGGTTTGCTGATGTTGTTCTAACGAGCGGAAATGCCGTTTTACAAGAAACAAATCTTTCCAGCCTAGTTTTACCTTTAGGTAAAAACGCAATTAAAAATTTGAGAAACGGTGAATCTGCCCCTAATGATTACACAACGTATTACACATTTAGAACAAGCAATACTGTCACATTCACAGCATCATTAGGTTCTGTTGCTACTTTAACTATTCCATCAAGCGGTGTGGGAACATCAGGTCAAGAATTACCATATGGCGGTGGAACACTATCAACGACAGCGGAAGCAGATTTCGTTATAATAGCAACCGGCTCTGCAAATACTGCAAATTTGACGGGAACAGTTTCAACCAGCGGAAATACGGTTACTGGCGTTGGAACAGATTTCAATAATTCTAGTTCTGGTTTGAATTATTTACAGAGCGGAGATTTTGTCTACGTTGTAAATTCAACTGCATCAGAGCTTAGACAAGTATCTGTTGTGACGAATTCAACTGTTTTCACGGTTAATACAAATTTCGTTGGAACTTTCCCTGCTGGCGCAACAGTAAAGAGACATATACCATCTGGTAGTATTCTCAATATGGCAAAACCAACTGCCAATATTTCAGTATCTAATACAACGTCTGCCAACATCTATCCGGGCACTGCGTTCAACGTTGATTTGAACACAATCGTGTATTATAATTTGAAACGTTCCACGGCGGTTGGTGCGTCAAAGGTGATTAATAAAGATAGATATGTCAAAATTAGTTTGGCATCTAACACAACTGGACCATGGTGTTTAGGTATTCCTGATGTTCTACGAGTTGCCGGTGTTTATATTGGCAACTCTTCTTCTGTTCATGGAGAATACAGTACATCAAATAGAAACATTGTAAACCAATTTACTTTAGATGATGGTCAGAGAGATGATAGATATGATCTAGCATATCTTAAAAAATCCACCACACAAACATTTTCCACAACAGATAGACTACTAGTAAAATTACACCATTTTACTCATAATAAATCAAGTGGGGTTGGTTTCCTTTCAGTTGAATCTTATCCAATTGATGACGCTAACACATCAAATACGACTGCTATAACTACCATGGAAATTCCTAGATATATGACAACCGGTGGTAATTTACTAGATTTGAGAGATTGCATCGATTTTAGACCAATACTTGCAAATACCGCCAATAGTGCAACAACTGTAAACACTGCTACAATTAACCCATCAAATAGCTCTACATTTGATATTATTTCCGGTGGCGCATATTCATTTGTTCCTGATGAAGAATTTGTGACGGATTTTACTTTCTATAAAGGTAGAGTGGATAAAGTCTATATGGAACCGACTGGAACTATTGGTATGGTTGAAGGTAAAGCTTCACTAACTCCAAAAACCCCAAATGATAAACCAAATACAATGACTTTGGGTATTTTGAAAATACCTCCATACCCATCACTTCCATATAATTTTTCACTAAAATATCGTAGACCAGATTACGCAGTTCTGTTGACAGTTCAACAAATCAAAAGATTTACCATGAGAGATATTGGTGTTCTTGAAGATAGAATTAAAAGACTGGAATATTACACCACTCTTAATATGTTAGAATTGAACACTAAACAAATCTCTGTTCTTGACGCTAATGGTAATGATCGTTTCAAAAATGGCTTCCTTGCCGATCCATTTGATGATGCAAATATAGCTGACACTGATAATGTTGAATTTATAAATTATTCATGTGGGTTTGATTTAGTTAATAGTGAAATTGCGCCACGCCAAATAATAAATTATGTTCCGTTGGATGTATATTCAAAGAGCAATGTTGTTCAACTTGGTAGATATACTCATAATAAAAATATGATACCAAATAGGGTGCTAACATTTGGTGGTTACGGTTCACCATTTTTAACACAGTTGGGTGCAAGCAAAAAAAGAAATGTGTCGGAAGGAAATATTTTCAGATTCAAAGGTACAGTTTCATTAAATCCTCCGGGGTCGCATAAAATAGATGTTACAACAAATCCTGCACTGACCGCACAATTTGCAACATTAGGAAATGTCAAAGTTACAAATCAGGTTTTAATTGGTGCATCATATAGAATTACCGATACAGGAACGGAAATTCCTCTTTCTTCTAATTTGAGTGCCACAGTTAATCCTTCTCAATCAGCGGGAACAACATTTACATTTAACGATTTGATACAAGATATTTCAGTTCAACCATATCTTGATCCATTGTTAATTAAATTTTCTGCTAATGGATTAAAACCAAACACGAATATGAATGCGTTTTTTGACAATATAGATATAAATTCATATTGCCAGGAAGCAAATTCTTCTTTTGCTGTCACTAAAACTTTGGGCGCGCAGTTGAAAACTGATAGCACCGGTAATTTGTATGGATTTTTCTTTATGCCTAAAGGCATCTTTAGAACAGGGGAAAGAATTTTCAAATTGTGCGATATAACAAATCCAATTACTTCCTCTGAGGTTATGACATCCGAGGCATCTACTATTTTCTATGGAAGTAATATTGATATTGCAAAATCTTCAATAAATCTTCAATCGCAACCACACGATGTTGATTTAATTTCTGCAATAACTCGCCCTGTTATGTCTATACCAACCCCTGTCATGAATAATACATACAATACAAATATAACAAATAATAACACCTATCAACAAATAATAAATGAAATAACACAGATAAATCAAACCATTAATAATATCACTAATACTACAACTATTGTTGCCTCTGGTGATACTGATCCAACAACGACTCCCGATCCAACCGTAACACCAATAAACGAATTACCGGCTACTATTTCTCTTCCACCAATAACCTATGCACCACCAGGGGTTCTTGTTGGATTGCCAGTTCCTTCTCAATTTACATATACTGCGCCTGCCATTTCAGACAATGCTAATAATGCTTTCTACAATGGTGCGGATAATGGTTCTGGTATAATGGTGCAAGTAGTTGATTTAAGCGGCGAAGGTGGTCCGGGGTGGTTTAAATTAGTTCCTTTAGAATCTTTAGGTTCAACAGATACATATGTTGGCGATGGCGTTAGTAACGAAGGATAATATATGTTAGCACAAACTTTTTATGTAACTGATCCAACATTTGAAAATACTGGTTTTTATGTTACAGATGTTACATTATTTTTATCAAAAAAACCAACTGATAATAATATAGGTATTACTGTAACGATTAATGAAGTTGAAAATGGTATTCCTACATCAAATATTATACCATTTGCAAAATGTAGGTATCTGCCCGATGTAATAAACACATCAACGGATGGTAGCACTGGTGTGGGATTTACATTTGGTATACCCATTTTTCTTAAATGTCACACACAATATGCTATTGTCGTTTCCGCCGATGGCGATCATCCTGATTATGAATTATGGACAGGAAAAATAGGTGAAGTAGATCAATCATCGGCATCAAAGACTTTAATTAAAACTAATAGTTCTGTTGGTGTTCTATTATCTTCATCTGATGGTAGAACATGGACCGCATACCAAGAAGAAGATTTAAAATTCACTATTTCCCGTGCGGTATTTTCTTCTAATAGTGGTAATGTAATTTTCACAAATGCAAATACCGATTATCTGGTGAGAGATTCCATTTCTCAAAGAAATTCCTTTTTGAATGGAGAAAGAATTTATGTTTCAAATGGTGTCATTGGTTCAACCAATGTTACAACAAACTCTTCATCAACAACTATTACTGTTTATCCAGCAAACAGTGAATACAGTAATGCAGCAAATAAATTAATTTATCTGGCAACGGAAAATTATTCACAAACAGATATACGGCAAATTTTAAGTATTGTCAATAATCCGGGTAGCAATACACAGATAACATTGAATGGTGCGCCAACATTCACAACAACTAATGCATCCGTTGGATTTTTATATAGTAATGGTGCTTTATACGGAGATGAATGTTATACTAGCGGACCACGCCACTTAATTTTGTATCGATCCACTGCAAATACCACGATGAATTTTAGAGAATTGTTCGTATCTAAAAATGTAAGTCCTTTATTAATTGGAAAAATGTCCGGAACTGCTGCTAATTTACATGGTCTTGCTGCTGTTCAATATGATGAAGCGGTTGCACAATTTGCTCATTCCATACCACCAAAAACAAATCTTCAAGTATCTGCCAAAGGATTGCTTGCTGTTAGCAACACGATGGATACAGATTTTATTCCTCTAATTTTCGACAAAAATCAAAAATTTATTGATAATCTTCGCTATGTAAGATCGCGCTCTGATGAACTTTATTATGCAAGTGGAACAAAATCCCTACAAGTTAAAATACAATTCAATAGTGAAGCACAATCTATGGTCACTCCATTATTGAATGATATTAAACAATCGATGTTATTAATTCATAATAGAATATCAAAAGCAAATACTGTTCTTCTTGATTTGGAAACAAATCCATCCGGTAGTCAATTACCAAATAAATATATTTCTAAACCAGTTGAATTATTACAAGAAGCAGAGGATTTAATAGTTTATTTAACTGCTTACAGACCAATGAATACTGATATTCATGTGTATTGTAAATTATTGAATCAAGAAGATACTGATGCGTTTGCAAATAAATATTGGACTTTGATGGAGGAAGTTACTCCTAAACCATATTCCAGTAAAGTAGAATTAACGGATATGAGGGAACTGCAATTCAAAATTCCAACGGGTAACAGTTCAATAACTACCACAACTGGTTTTTTGAATGCCAATAATAGTAATGTAGTTCGCTATTACACAAATGAAGGTGATTATTTTGATGGGTATAACACATTTGCAATTAAAATAATATTAACGGCAGATCAATCATTTATAGTTCCACGAGTAGACGATATGAGAGCGATAGCGGTGCAAGTATAATGAAACATAATTTTTTAAAAGTAATTGATAACCCCGAGTTAATTAGAGATAGTGACAATAAAGCTATACTAAATACCAGTAATGAGCAGTTGGAAATTTACAGAAAAAAGAGAGAAAGAGAAAGAAAATTATCTTCTCTTGAACATGATGTGAAAGAAATACAGAGAACTTTATCACAAGTGAAACATTTATTAGATGAGCTAGTAACTTTACGGGGAAATAATTAACAATGTCTATATCTGTTGCCAATATTGATGTATCTGTTGACACTTTTAATGTTATGTTCAACAGATTTAATCAAATTGCTTCTATTGTAAGTAATTACACCGTCACTGTTGACACTACTGCTGTTGGCAACAATTCCACTGGTAATGGATATGTTATAGGTATCTTTGGTGCCGATACATTAACCGCCGGTAATTATCTTCGTGGTGGTTCTATTTTAAGTCCAAATACATTAACTATTTCTTCAAATGTTGTGGCTAGTTCAAATGTTGCGTTATCAGATCGTTTAACCGTTTCTGGTAATACATCTATTGCCAATACATTAATTGTTTCTGGTAATACAACGGTAAGCGGGTTGCTTACAGCAACATCTAATGTTTCATTAACAAATGCCTTGACTGTTTCTGGTAATACTTCAATTGCAAATACATTAATTGTTTCGGGTAATACTACCGTCAATGGGTTATTAAATGTATCCGGTAATACTTCTTTAACAGATCGTTTAACTGTTTCCGGAAATACATCTATTGCAAATACATTAATTGTTTCTGGTAATACAACTGTCAGTGGATTACTGTCTGTATCTGGTAATACTTCTATCTCTAACACATTAATAGTTTCTGGCAATACAACTATAAATTCTGTTTTGTTCGTGTCCGGTAATACTTCCGTTGGTGGATTATTAACTATTTCAGGTAATACATCTATTGCAAATACATTAATAGTTTCCGGTAATACAACTGTAAGCGAATTACTGTCTGTATCTGGTAATACTTCTATATCCAATACATTAATTGTTTCTGGTAATACAACTGTCAGTGGAAGAACAACTTTAACAGGAAACACAACCGTATCAGATCGTTTAACTGTTTCTGGTAATACCTCTATTGCAAATACATTAATTGTTTCTGGTAATACAACTGTCAGTGGATTACTGTCTGTATCTGGTAATACTGCGATTTCCGGAAATACATCTATTGCAAACACATTAATTGTTTCTGGTAATACAACTGTCAGCGGTCTCCTAAATATTTCCGGTAATACAACTGTATCAGATCGTTTAACTGTTTCTGGAAATACATCTATTGCAAACACATTAATTGTTTCTGGCAACACGACTGTCAGCGGAAGAACAACTTTAACAGGAAACACAACTGTAAGTGGATTACTAACTGCTTCCGGCAATACAACTGTCAGTGGTCTTTTAAATGTATCCGGCAATGCTTCATTAACCGGGTCATTTACTTTAAATGCATCTACAACTGATACTGCATTTAAAGTTCTTCAAAGAGGGACTGGTAATTCATTTGTAGTTGAAGATGTTTCGGGGGATTCTTCTCCATTTTTAATTGATACACAAGGATATGTTGTTGTTGGTTATAATGCTACATTTAGTTTCGGTGACGATAATCAAATAGGAAAAATAGCAACGCATTCTAACGGTGGATCGCACCAATTAGATATGTTACAATGGTCAAACAACACCACTGCTGCTAATAAAGTAATAGCATTTAAATCGCGATCAACAACTGTTGGAACATATGATACATCTGGAAATACATTTGCTAGTTCTGATCAATTTTTTCGAATAGATTGTATTGGTGACAATGGAGGCGGTTCAGATGTTCTGTGTGCAAGACTTATGGCAATTACAGATGGAACAGCTACAATAGGAAATACAACACCGGGGACTGGTATAATTCCAATTTCTTGGAGATTTTACACTGACGCTAGTAATAGTAGTCCTTTAGCAGGTGGATCAAAATTCAATATTAGTGCGAATGGTAATATTGGTTTAGGAACAGATACGCCTGACGCTAAATTGAAAGTTATCGGAACTGCAAATGTAACTGGCAATGCTGGATTTTCCACTATAGTAACTATTTCTGGAAATACAACTATCAATGGTTCTTTGACTTCAAATAACGCAATATCATTTAAAGCACCACCAACTGTAACCGCCACATCATACACTGTGGTAAATTCCGATTACACGGTTATCTTCAATACAAGCGCAAATTGTAATGTTGTCATGCCATCGGCTTCGACTTTCACGGGAAGAGTTTTAATATTTAAATCTTCAAATACAACAACCATTAACAGCACGTCTACTAATATTGTTGCTTTAGCCGGTGGCGCTGCTAGTAATAATATATTAGTCAATACTGCCGGAAAATTTGCAATGCTGCAATCGGACGGAACTAATTGGGTTGTGATGATGGGGAATTAGTATGGCCGATAAAGTAGATTTAATAATTGATCAAGGAACAACCTTTGAAGTAGATTTTTTAATAAAAGATAGTTCAAATAATATTATAGATTTGACAACATATACCGGAACTGCTAAGGCTAGAAAATTTATTAGTTCAAATACTGCTGTCACGATGCAGATCAATACATTTTCTAATGGAATTGTTAGAGCATCCCTCACTGCCAATCAAACTGCTAATATGGTTTATTCAGATAGATATCTGTATGACATTAAATTAAACACTCCAACAAATACAGTTATTCGTATTGTTGAAGGACAAATAACAATTTCACCACAAGTATCATACTAATGCACACGATAAAATTAAAAAATACTGAACAATATATTATAAAATTAAAAAATAATATATTTGAAATTAAAATAAATACAAATATCGTGAAATATGTAATTAAAACAGATAAAATATAAGGAATTAAAAAATGGCAGTACCATCATCCCGCGACGATTTAATTGAATATTGTCTGAGAAAATTAGGTAAGCCTGTAATAGAAATTAATGTTTCCGATGATCAAATACAAGATAGAATTGATGAAGCATTGAAAATGTATTATGATTATCATTTTGACGGCTCCGAAAAAATGTATTTGAAATATCAAATTACACAAGAAGATATAACAAACAAATACATTACCATACCACAGAATATAATAGGTGTTGTTAACATATTTGATATAGGTAGTGCTATCAGTAGTGCAAATATGTTTGATATTCGTTATCAAATAGCATTAAATGATTTATATCAATATACCAATGATTCTATAGTCCCATATTATGTCAATATGCAAAGAATCAGAATGTATGAAGAAATTTTAGTTGGTAAACAACCAATACGATATAACAGACATATTAATAAATTATACATTGATATGAGTTGGGCAAAATTAAAAGTTGGTGCATTTGTCATTGTTGAAGCATATCAAGTTGTTGATCCCGATGTTTATTCTGACGCATGGGGCGATCGATGGTTGGCTAAGTATGCAACCGCATTAATTAAAAAACAGTGGGGATCAAATTTAACAAAATATACTAATGTTCCTTTAATGGGCGGTTTGACATTTAATGGACAAGCCATTTTAGCAGAAGCAAACAGAGAAATAGATGAATTGGAATCTGAAATGATTTCTTCCTACTCATTACCTGTTGTGGATTTACTGGCATAGTTTATGGCAACAAATATTCACTTCAATAAAAGTTACGGACAGGAACAGAATTTAATTGAAAGTTTAGTTGTGGAAACAATTAAAATTCATGGTATTGACGTGAAATATTTACCAAAAACTATTGTTAATCTAGATACAATATTTCAAGAAGATTTGATTTCTCTTTTTGATAGAGCTTATACAATAGAAGCATACCCAAAAGATTATAGCGGATTTCAGGGCAATGGCGACATGCTTTCTAAATTTGGTTTAGAGATAAGAGATACAATAAATTTTTGTATATCTAAAAAAAGATATAGAGAACAGATAGGAAATTTTCAAAATAATATGAGACCAATAGAGGGAGATATAATATATTTTCCAGTTGAAGGAAGTTTTTTTGAAATAAAATATGTTAATAACAGAATTCCTTTTTTTACTTTAGGTGCTAATCATGTGTTTGAATTGAAATGTGATAAATTAGAATACAATTCTGAAAGAATTACTGTCGGTATTCCTGAAATTGATGATAAAATAACATATTATTCTATTGCTAATACAGGCATAGATTATATAACAACAGATAGAGATGCCGTATTACAAACAGAAGATGGAAATAATTTACAAATTGAAACAGATAAAGAAGTTGATATGGAATTAAATATTCAAAATAAAAAGATACAAGATTATTCTGATACCATAATAAATTTCAATGAAGAAAATCCATTTGGAAATGTGTAATAATGCTTAAAAATAATTTTTACTACCATAAACTTTTTAAGAAATATGTTGTTTATTTCGGCTCATTATTTAATGATATTTTTATTCAAAGAACTGATTCAAATGACAAATTAATTCAATGGGTAAATGTCCCTTTAGCATATGGACCAAAAAGTGCATGGATAGCTAGATTAAATCAAGACCCGGATGGAAAAAGAGATGAAACCGCTATAACTCTTCCTCGTATGTCATTTGAAATAGGTAATATACAATATGATTCAACTAGAAAAATATCTGTTCACCAAAAAATTGCTTCGCCCACTTCAAATAATCCAAATGATTTTAATTATGTACCAACATTCATTCCATATAATATAACATTTGCGCTTACTATATACACTAAGAATGTTGAAGAAAATCTGCAAATAATGGAACAAATTTTACCATTTTTTGCACCAGAATGGACATCTTCCGTTATTCTAATACCAGAATTAAATATCGTCAAAGATATACCAGTTTCAATACAAAATGTTCAGATGAATGATCGGTATGAAAATCAAATAGGTCAACCTAGATTTATAATGACCACAATTCAATTTGTAATGAAAGCCGAATTGTATGGACCAATTAAAACTAAAGGCACAATTAAAAGAAATAGTATCAATATTTTTGATCAAGATTTATGGAATACTGTTGATTTAGCAGTTAGTTCAAATAATAACCCGGCATTTAAACAGGGTGAAATTGTTTATCAAACAAATGGAAAATATGTTACAGCAAAAGGTGTTGTAAAATACAGCACTGGAAATTTAGTTCAAGTTATGCAAGTGAAGGGATTGTTTAATACTTCCAATACTTTGATTTCTACCGATACTTTCAATCGCGCAAATGTGGTTTCCATTACTTCAAATTCATACCCATCTGGAAATTCCTATGTAACTCCCGCATTAACTGCTAATGGAACCCCAACAACTAATTCACAATTATCAATTTCCATAGATAGAATACGTGCCACAGATGATTATGGTATTAGTGTAAATATAGAAGATATAGGATGATGAACAAAGACGATAATAATGATAAAATTTCTAAAGCATTGAAAATACCTCCTTTAGATAATTTTAAAAAACAACTATCTTTACCAGAGAATGGTAAATATCAAGATATGGATATTGCAAAGGAAAATATTAAAGATATAATCAATAAAGGCACAGAGTCTTTTGATGAATTAATGGAAATTGCAAAATCATCTCAGCATCCACGAGCATTTGAAGTTCTCGCTAATTTAATGCGAGTCATCGTAGATGCCAACAGGAATCTTGTGGATATTAATATTAGAGAAAATAATATTAAAGTTCTTCATGATAATAGACAAATAAATCAAAATTTTTTCTATGGAACTACAAATGATATGTTGAAACAATTGAGGGGCGGTAATGGTAAAGATGTAATTAGTGGAGAAGTTGAAGATAATGATTAATAAAAATGATCCAATAATGGATAAGAAATTTTATTATCTCGGAAATCAAAAATTAAAAAGAGTTAATGTTCCCATGAATTATGGGAAAAAGGAAATTCGGGAATTTAAAAAATGTTCAGAAAATCCAATTTATTTTATAAGAAATTATGTAAAGATTATTCATGTAGATAAAGGTCTTATAAATTTTGATTTATGGGATTGGCAGGAAGAAATGGTTAACGCATTTGTGAATAACAGATACACCATATGTAAAATTCCTCGCCAGTCCGGTAAAACACAAACTGTTGCCGCATTGCTTTTATGGTATTCATTATTCCACGAAAATTATTCAATATTAGTATTAGCACATAAAGCAGTGCAGTCTAGAGAAATTTTAAGTAGAATACAATTAGCATATGAAAATCTTCCTAAATGGCTTCAACAAGGTGTTGTTGAATGGAACAAAGGTATGATTGAATTGGAAAATGGTAGTAAAATAGAAACTTCCGCAACATCTGCATCCGCTGCGCGAGGAACGGCAAGAAATCTTGTGTACTGTGATGAGTTTGCCTTCGTTCCATCAACTATTCAAGCAGAATTTTTTGCATCAGTGTTCCCAACTTTATCCTCTGGCACAACAACAAAAATGATTATAACATCAACTCCAAATGGAATTGATTATTTTTATAAAATTTGGAGAGACGCCGAAAGAAATAAAAATGATTTCGTTCAATTTTCTGTTCATTGGTCAAATATTCCTGGTCGTGATGACAAGTGGATGCAAAAAGAAATTGGAATTATGGGGCCAGAGAAATTTCGTCAGGAATATGGGTGTGATTTCATTGGTTCATCTAATACCTTAATTTCGCCAGAAAAAATATTGCAGTTATCATCCGCTGAACCTATTTCAAGAAATGACACCACACAAATTTATAAACAAGCAAAAACTGGAAATAATTTATATGTAATTGTTGTTGATACTTCTCGTGGAGTTGGTGGGGATTATTCTTCTTTAGTAGTTTTTGATGCGTCAAAAATACCTTATGAAGTTGTGGCGGTGTATAAAAATAACAAAATATCTCCGTTAACTTTTCCAAATATAATTTATCAATATGCAAAAAGTTACAATGACGCATATGTGTGTATTGAAGTAAATGATAACGGCCAACAGGTTGCAGATATTCTTTATCGTGAATTAGAATATGAACACATGGTTTTTACACAAATGAAGGGTAGAGCCGGTCAAATTTTAAGTGGAGGTTTTGCTAATAGACCTGGGGTTGGCGTTAGAACTACGAAAACAGTTAAACGTATCGGTTGTGCAAACTTAAAAACATTAATTGAAACAGATAAATTATTCGTAGAAGATCAATGGATTATAGATGAATTGACAACGTTCATTGAAATTGGCGATTCATTCCAAGCGGAAGAAGGACATCATGACGATTTAGTAATGTGCTGTGTCTTGTTTAGTTGGTTAGTTCAACAGCCTTATTTCAAAGATTGGACTGATACAAACGTGAGAGAAAGATTGATCAGAGAAAATTTCAATTTAATAGATGAGGAAATTCTTCCTTTCATGGGGGAGGATCATATGGATACTTTATACACTAATGAAATAACAACAATATCAAACAGGGAATTTGAAAGATTTTTACGTGAAGATTAAAATATGAAAATTGTCATTTCTCTAAATAACACATAGAATAAGAATATATATGGAGAAAAAAAATGGCAATTAACAGAGTTAGTCCTGGCATTGAAATTAGAGAATTTGACAGAAGTATCGTAGCCCGTGGTCCAAGAGCGCCATCGGGTGCTTTAGCAGGTGTTTTCCGTTCTGGTCCTATCAATACACCTGTATTAATTGGAAATAAATCTCAATTAATTGAAACTTTCGGTGAACCTTCCGCCGATAATATGGAGACTTTTTACACTGCATTTAATTTTTTAAATTATACCGACAAAATATATGTTGTAAGAGTTGCCAATAATTCATTAAGTTCCTATGCAAAATCAACCATTGAATTAGAATCTGTATCTATTTTAAGCCAAAGTGGCGCATTTACAAACTCTGATATCATTCATGTTCTTGGTGGTAATACGACTACATCTGCTAATCTATCAATTGTGACAAATAGCTCGGGAACTATTACTGCCATTAGCATTGTGAATGGTGGTATTTTTGATTCCAGTTCCTTTCCAATTGGCAATAATGGTATTTTAAATATTGCTGCTAACAATTCTACTACTGCCGATACAACTCTGTATTTGAATGTAACATACAAACCTGTTTCTGTCGCTAACCAGCAAGCATTTTCTGTGGAAACTTCAATGGTTTCTGAAAGAGGGGTTTCTTATTATGATGATACAGATTGGCGTTCAAAAGTAGATTATGATGGTTGGTCTACAGATACAAATCTTACATTTATTTCAAGAACTCCAACGGACGATTTTAATAACTATCGCGTTTCTATTGTACACAGTAAAAATGCATATTCTTCTAGTTTAGTAAGTGCATTTAATTCAGCAAGTGCTAATGTGTCTATCAGTAGCGGTGCAAAACAAGTTACAATTCAAACTGCCAATTCTACTCATGCTGCTAATTTAGTTAATAGTATTGGTTTCAGAGATAATCTGTTTATCAATCTCCCTGCTGCTAAAGGCGCGGCTGCAATTTCTGGTCAGAATTTAATTACTGGTAAAGTAGTGGATCAGGCAAATGTTATTCTTTATTTCCAAAATCCATGGAATATCGGCACTCGCACAATTTACGCGAATTCAACCCATTTCTACAGTGGATCAGGTAATACTTTACAAGCTTCCACACAAGGTATTGTGAGAAAATGGGAATTTGCTGGTAAAGCCGGATTTAGTGAGTTGTCAACCACTGGTTATTCCGATGTATCTGCATTAACAAGACCCGATGGAACTAAAATTGTTGATAAAGTTTATGTTGCTGTAACAAATGACAAAAACGAATTACTGTGGTCAACTACTGGTTCTCGTGTAAGATCGGTTGCTACTAATTTTAAAAATAATTATTATGTTGATAAAATTAATAAAGATGTCAACAACAAATACATTTGGTGGGCAAATCATATTTCAGGTCTTACCACAAGTAATACTGCCGGTGCATTAATTGACTCCACACAATCATTACCATTTCATTCATTCTTAGGGCGTGGTTCCGATGTTGTAACAGAGAATAGCGTAACTCTCGCAACCTTAATGGATGGTTATGATAAATTTGCCGATAAAACCACCATTGATATTGATGTTATCATGACTGGTAAATCTGTTGGTGGAACAAATGGCGAGGGATTGACTAATTATATTATCGAAAATATTTGCGAAAAAAGACGTGATTGTATCGTATTTTCTTCACCACAAAAAGATGATCTTACTAATGAATTCAATAAAAGAATATATCAAAAAATAAATGATTTCAGTGAAAGCGTTATCAATAGCTCTTTCTGTTTCTTGGATAGTGGTTATAAAACAATCTATGATAGATACAGCGATTCATTAGTGGATGTTCCATTGAATGGTGATATTGCTGGCATTTATATGAGAACTATAAGAAGACTAGGTCCGTGGTGGTCTCCGGCCGGCTATAACAGAGGCGAAGTCATAGGTGGGCGTAGTCTATTATATAATCCATCTGAATTTGATCGTGATCAATTATATCCAGCATGTGTTAATCCGGTTGTTAAATTCCCCGGAGAAGATATACTTTTATTTGGCGATAAAACTACATTAAATCAAGGTTCTGCATTTGATCGTATCAATGTTCGCGGTCTTTTCATCTATCTACAAAAAGTAATTGCGGATATTTCAAAATTCACTCTTTTCGAGTTCAACGATGAATTCACAAGAGCAAGATTTGTTGGTCAAATCGATCCAATTCTTCGTGACGTAAAAGGACGCAGAGGTATTATTGACTATCGTCTAATTTGCGATGAAACAAATAATACACCTGATATAATTGATGCTAATGGATTTGTAGCAGATATATATATTAAACCATCAAGATCAATCAATTACATTCAATTGAACTTTGTTGCTTTGGCAACAGGCACGCAATTTAATGAAATTATTGGTCAATTCGAGATTTAAGGGAGCAACTATAAATGCCTTATCCAAATATAGACGAATTTAGAGTATCATTAGCAACAGGGGGTGCGCGTCCCACCCTCTTTTCTATTAATTGTGTATTTCCAACAGCACTGCAAGCACAAGCTGGTAATGGGCTGCAAACACCACAGAGAAAATTATTCTTTTCTGCAAGAGCAGCATCCATTCCAGAAGATTCTATTGGTCAAATTGGTATTGCCCATTTCGGACGTATAATTAAAGTTCCTGGCGATAGAACATATTCCAATTGGACTACCACTGTTATCAATGACGAAGATTTTACGGTTAGACGTGCATTAGAGCAATGGCATCAAGGACTGAATAGAGTTATTGAAAATAATCGTATTCCTGAATTTTCCGTGCAAGCTGGTTATAAAACTATCGTCAACGTAATTCAATACAACAAAATTGGCGATCCAATTAAATCATATGATCTTTATGGTGCATGGCCCATGAGTGTTTCTGGTATTGATTTGAATTGGAATGATCAAAATACCATTGAGGAATTTTCCGTAACTTGGTCATATGATTATTGGTTAACCAACGACGTTCAATAATAACAATAATATAAAAAAGTTATTAATATGAAGCTTTTTGGTTTTGAAATTCGTCGTCAACAAGATTTAATGCCACCACAATCATTTGCGCCACCAATATCAGATGATGGTGGCGTAAATCTTGTTACGGGTGGTTTTTCTGGTAGCTATGTTGACTTAGAGGGTTCTTCTAAAACTGAATCCGATCTTATAACCCGATACAGAGATATGTCATTGCAGCCAGAAATTGAAATGGCGGTTGATGAAATAACTAATGAAGCAATATCTGTTGATCCGCAAAATAATAGAATAATTGATATTAATCTAGATCAAATTAATATCAATGCAAAAATTAAGCAAATTATCAAAGATGAATTTGAATACTGTTTGAATTTATTAAATTTCAATAACAAAGCATATGAAATATTTCGCCAATGGTATATTGATGGGCGTTTATATTATCACGCTATTGTTGATAATGCTAATATAGATAACGGTATAGTTGAATTAAGATATATTGATCCTAGAAATTTGCGAAAAGTTAGAGAAATACGACAAGATAAATCTCAAAATTTGGATATGACGCAATCAATTCCAAATCAAAAAATAACAGAATATTTTTTATTTTCTAATAAAGGTTCCACGTCAAAAGATTTTTCAGCACAATACACATTACGTATAGCAAAAGATTCTATTGTGTATTGCACATCGGGACTTACTGATAAATCAAATCAAATGGTTTTATCATATTTACATAAAGCAATTAAACCCTTAAATCAATTGCGCGTTCTTGAAGATGCAACAGTAATATATCGTATTTCGCGCGCACCAGAAAGAAGAATTTTCTATATCGATATCGGCAATTTACCAAAAATGAAAGCCGAACAATATGTTCGTGACATAATGGTAAAATATAAAAACAAATTAGCATACGATTCTTCAACTGGCGAAATTCGCGATGATCGTAAATTCACTACAATGTTAGAAGATTTTTGGGTTCCTCGCCGCGAAGGAGGTAGAGGAACCGAAATATCAACTCTTCCAGGCGCGTCTAATATAGATCAAGTTTCTGACTTAACATATTTCAAAGATGCTTTATATAATTCATTAAATATTCCTATTAATAGAACACAGTCCGATTCTCCGTTTATTTTTGGAGAAACAGATAATATAACTAAAGCAGAAGTAAAGTTTTTCAAATCAATTCAAAGAATGCGCGTAAGATTTCAAGGATTATTTTTAAGTTTTCTTGAAAAACAATTAATTCTGAAAAATATCATGACCTTTGAAGATTGGGAAAAAATTAAACAATATATTAAATTTGATTACACTGTCGATAATTTTTTTGCAGAATTAAAGCAAGGCGAAATATTAAAACAACGAATTAATATTGCCACTATGATTGAACCATATATTGGAAAATATTATTCCGAAGAATTTGTTCGCAGAAATATTCTTCAACAATCAGATGATGATATTGCGTTGATAGATTCTCAAATTGAGTTGGATCGTCAAAAAGCATTGGAAAGAGCATTAGTTCAAGCAAATCAAGATTCACAAGTTTCATTGGTTACAGGTAGGGCACAAATGCAATTACAGGCAGAACAGATGCAGATGATAAATCCATCGGAACAAGAAAAGTCGCCAGTATCGGCAAAAAAATAAATAAATATATAAAAAAAATTGGAGAAATATAATGCAATACAATACTAAAGATTTAATTAATTTTGCTTCAACTAAAAATTCTATAGATTTTACTACTGCTTTAAATAATATTCTTGCTAGTAAAATGCAGGATAGTGTAGCAAATTTTGAAGAAAATATATGTTCTAATATTTTTAAAACTGGATATGGTCCCCATAATCCCGATGAAGAAGAATTTATGAATAAACATATTCCTTCTGTAGTTGATTATCCTGTTGAAAATCATAATGACCTTCCCTTTAAAGATAATAGATTAAAAATGTCTCGCACGGAAAACATAATTCCTGATTCATATGACAAAGATGAAGACGAAGATGAAGATGAAAAATATTACAAACATAATATTCATGAAAGAAAATTAACATCTTCCGAAATAAAAAAACGTGAAGAAATTGCAAAAGCATTAGAGCGAAAATATCCAAAAATGCCAATGGAAAGAAAAATGGCAATAGCAACTGCACAAGCTAAAAAAAGCGTATAATATATGAGAATTATTAAACCTCTAGGCAATTTAATAACTTTAACAAGCACTGCAAATAGTTTCAGTAATGCTACTTTAGTATACATTGCCACCGGAAATCAAGCAACTATTAATGTTGCCTACAGTAATGGAACAAATAGATACTCATTTTCCATTCCGGCAAGCAATTTCATGTTTGTTGAAAAATCTCCAACAGATGTTCTAACTGCTAATGTGGCTGTTAGTGCTACTGCTGCGGCATATAAAGGATAAGCATATGTATCTTATAACCGAATTATCTGAATCTGTCACCTTCTCGGAACAAAATGTCAATGATGGTAAAAAAAGCTATTTCATTGAGGGGGTATTTATTCAAGGTGCCATTCCCAATAGAAATGGTCGCATATATCCAATGCCTGTTCTTGAAAAAGAAGTTACTAGATATATTAAAGAAATGATAAATGACAACAGAGCCGTGGGCGAATTGGGACATCCAGACGGACCAACTATTAATTATGATAGAGTTAGTCACAAAATTATTTCTTTAACACGCGAAGGTAATAATTATATCGGTAAAGCGAAAATTTTATCAAATCAACCATGTGGTAAAATTGTTGAAAATTTATTGGAAGAAAATGTAAAATTCGGCGTTTCCACAAGAGGAATTGGTTCTCTTGTACAAAAAGAAGGCGTCATGGAAGTTCAGGAAGATTTTAGATTATTCACTGCCGCCGATATCGTTTCTGATCCATCTGCACCTAATGCCTTTGTTAATGGTATTATGGAAGGTCGGCAATGGATTTTTGACATCGCATCCAATTCATGGAAAGCTTTACAACTTGTCGAACAAACTAAAAAAGCTGGCAAAAAGCTCAATGAGCAAGAAATGCTAAATATATTTCAGAATTATATCAAAAATTTGAAAAATAATAAATAGTAATTGTATAAAAGGAATAGAATTATGTCAAAAGTAAAAACTGAAAATCTTTCTGAAACAATGGCATCAGATACTTTAGCTCCAAATTCAAATCCAGCGGATGGTTTAACAAAAGCTGGGATGATGGCGTCTATGATGGCGCACATGAACGGCATGAGCAAAGGCGATATGGTTGATTTCTTCAATAAATCAATGGCGCAATTTGGTCCAAATGTAGATTTGGGTGTTCCTGATGGTACTGCGGAAACAAATCTACAATCTGTAATGACCAAAGAAGATGTTGATGATATGTTTGACGGTCAAGACTTATCAGAAGAATTTAAGACAAAAATTAGTACTCTTATTGAATCTGCTGTAAATGCCAATGTTTCTCTGACTATTTCACAAATTCAAGAAGAGCAAGAGCAATTATTTGATCAATTGGTAGAGGAATATAAAGAAGAAATTTCCGAACAATTGGACGAATATTTGAATTATGCCATCAATGAGTGGATTGAGACAAATAAATTACAATTGGAAAATGCAATTAAAATAGAATTGCATAATAGTTTCATGGATGGTTTAGTAAATCTGTTCAAAGAACATTATATTGATATTCCAGAGGAAAAATATGATGTAATTGGCGCACTTCAAGATGAAATTGCCAAATTAAAAGAAAAAATGAATGAAGTTGAAAATAAAAACATTAGTCTGGCTTCTGCTAATGAAGAGTTGGAATGCGAATTAATCTTCAATCAAATGAAAAAAGGTTTAACTGAAACTGACGCTGTTAAATTTGCCGATTTAATTGAAAATATTACCTACACTGATTTAGATAATTTCAAAAATAAATTAGGTATTATTAAAGAATCATATTTCTCTCAAAATACTAAAACGACAAAAACAACCACCCCAACTGATGAAGCTATGGGCATTAGTTCATTGAATGAAGAAGTTGATGGTAAAGACAATAACAGTGCAAACGTAAATGTTGATCCAGAAGTTGAAAGATTAGCACGTTTATTATCAAAAACAGCAAGACGCTAAATAGAATTAAATACAAAAGGAGTTATTTAAATGTATCTTAACGAAGAAGTCATCACCAAATGGGGTCCAATTCTGGAACATAGTGATATGCC